CGCTAAGACCTGCAGCCTTGCCAAACGTTGCGAACGTTGATGCCGCGTCAAGTGCAGCCCGTTTCGACAAGCCCAAACTGTCAGCAGCAGTCGAAGCAAAGTTCTGGATTTCCTTGCTGGTCTGACCGAAGATGACGTTCGTCTTGTTGACCGACTCCGAAAGGTCAGATGCGGATTGCCCTGCGGTAAACAGTTGTTTGCCGATCAAGCCTGCGCCAGCGAGACCGCCTGCACCAAACTTCGTGAGACTGGCACCAACCTTTTCAAGGCTCTTTTCGGCTTTCGCCATTTCCTTAGAAGCAGAACCAGATGTTTTCTCAAAGGCGCGGATCGCCTGATCAGCGTTTGCCGAAATAAGAAACGCGAGACGCTGCGTAACTGTTGCCATTAGCCGACCAACCCTTGACCGAACTTCTTGTCACTACCACGAACTGTGATCGTGGTTTCACGACCCATACGCCAAACGTCCACGACGCGGTTCTGAATTAGCGCGGTAGCGATACGGGCAGCGTCGTCTTTCTTGGCTTCCAAACCTTTCTTGAAAGGTTCCCTACCTTTGAAGCCCGGGTGGTTGCGTACCCGGTAACGCGGCTCGCCGTAAGGCAGGCGCAAGGGCTTAGTGCCAGCGAACAAACCCGTTGCGCCATAGGCGATGTCAAGTGACCGTTGCTGAAGGGCATACGACCGTGCGCGTTTGCCTTTCTTGTATTGGATCGCCCCGAGCGCAGCGGTGATTTCGTGTGGTGGCGAACCGTACTCAATAAGCCCCCACGGGCCACGGGCAACCAGCAACGCTGTCGGGTTGTATGTCCCCTTCATGTCAAACCAGATGCGAAGTTTGTGCGTATCAGGTCGAATACCTTTGAAGGTTCCGCTGCGCTGTTTCTTTTTCGTCATCCGCGAAAAATGATCCTTACCCTTCAAGGCTTTCGACCGTTCGCCTTCGATGCTGTCCTTTATCATCTTGGCGGCCTTGAATACGCCATCCTTCTGCGATTCCAACGCAGCCTGCCCCGCACGTTCGATCAGCACAGCAAGATCAGTCACCGACCGTGTACCGGGCATATGTGGCTACCTGCCTTCCTTGATCCTTCGCCACCGCAGGTAGGCATTCATTGTGTACAGCATCCTAGATGATTCTTGCATCAGCACCGATGGTGCAATACCCGTTTCTACTGAAAGTCGGGCAATCCACCAATGGGCTGACTGCTCTCCAAAGGGACATGCTCAACCTCGTCGTCCAACGCTTTCACGTTTTCAACGGTGTTGATCCATTCTTCCCACGGCAGCGCGGTGCGCTTTTCACGGGTCAACGCAGCCCACGCAAGGAAGCCTTGATTAGTCAAACGGAAATCATCGAACGTGACCACGATGGGGTTGCGGTCAAAGCGTTCTTCAAACTTCACATAGTCCGGGTAGAACGCGATGACCTTTTCAACCTTGCCATCTTGGAACAGCACTTCAAGTGCTTGTCTCATTTATAACCTCGCAGGTAGGTAGTTGATGTGATTAGGCGGTTGCCTTCGTGACTGCGCCCGTGATGGGCCACGTCACGTCAGCGGTGAGAAGTTCACCGACAGCGCCAGCGACAGGCGACCACGAGGTGACCAGCACCGTACCCGTGTACTTCGGGTTCGTTGCGCTCGTAGCGGTGCCGTTTGCAAGCACTTCAAACGCAGCGGTGCCACCGATCAACGGATAGACCGTTGCTTCGACAGCGCCAGCAGCGAAGTCCTGCATGAACGAAATCTGAAGGCTGTTGTCCTTCAGGCCACCGACGCGCTCAACAGCGCCACCCGATGCGAACGTAGTGGTGCCGACTTCGGCAACGTTGCTGGTCAGGTTGACCGATGCGACGTAGGACGAAAGATCAACGCCACCAACCTTGACGACGACTGCTGTTGCGACTTGCTTAGGCATTAGTTCTCCGTTTCAACGGGTTCAGGTTTTGATTTGGTTGACGCAGGAACTTCGGCAGGCTCAATATGACCCGTTGCCGTCAAGAAATCTACATCCCATGCGGGGGTTGCTTCAACCACTTCCCCCGGCAGGTTGTCATGCACAGCACATGGGCCGATGATCTTGTACTTCATAGTCACGAAGAATACACGCGCACGGTGAAATCCATTGTCAAGTATTCAGTTTCGTTCGCGCTGATCGAACTGATTCCCGAGACCTGTTCAACCTGACAGTCGTCCACCTTGCCACCCAACGTGCGATCACCTTCAATCGCCGCCTTCACCGACGCTGTACCTGTTGGGGATGCGTATGCGTCAAGGCTTGCTTCGGCTGGTCGTTCCGTGGGCCTCGCCACAAACACGCTGACGGTGCAAACAAATTCGGTCAAACCACTACGCATCGTGCGGTGGTACAAAACTTGTTCTATGGATGGGTACGCCATTGGCGCGTTCATCTGGTCAGGCTGGTAGGCGTAAGTGCGCAGCCCGGGGATCGTCGCCAGCCGGGTAGCCAAACCCGCTTTGACTTCGCTGATGGTCGCGGTCACGAAACCCCATCCATCTTGCGGTAAGGATCAACGGCAAGCGCCACATCGGGATCAAGCCTGCTGCCGACGCGAATCCCGCCCATGTCACCGAAGCCGATGATTCCTAGTGGTGAGTCGTACCGTTTGAACAGGCGTTGGGCTTGGATGGTGCAGGCGTACTTGATCGCGGTCGGGATCGAAGGCCAGCCCCAAACGCCCGTGACCTTGACCAAAGCAAGATCGTTCGTCACCGGGAACAGGTAGTTGAGGCTTGCGCGAATGCGCGTGTAGGGCCAAACCTGACCGTTGCTGTACCCGTTCAGCGGTTCCAACTGGTAGTTGGATGGTGTCCAAGTCAGGGCAAAGTTCCCGTCAGCGTTCTGGTCGGTTTGCAGAGTGATCGCAGTCCCGGCGAGGTCATCGACTTGGCAGACCAGTTCATCCTGCGCAGCGAAGTACCGGGCTGCCGTGCCAGCATTGTAGAACGTGCGGTTGCAGTACCCGTCAATGTCGCGGGACGCGGTTTCGATAGCCAGTTCAATCAAGGCATCATCGACCGAATCAACGATGCGCAACGCAGCCTTCACTTCGTTCAGGGTTGTGTATCCGTTGGTAATGGTCATCTTGTTTCCAGCCAGTTGATCAGACGTTCAAAGCCTTCAGCATAATTCACAAGCGCCAAATCCCCGTATAGGTCATTGAACTTCGTGTTGTCGCAATCCCGACCCAACACGCCAGACGGTTCAGATTCGTCGTAGTAAATCTTTGCTTCGGGTACTCCCGCCAACTGCAAGCACAAGCGTTGAACTTCGTTGCAGGAGATTGCGCCTTGATAGCCCACGTTCACAGGCCCGTCATAGTCGTCGTTCAGGATTGACCAAATCTTGTTCACCGCATCGTCAATGTAAAGGTACGAACGTTTCTGTTCCCCGTTGCCCCACATCTTGACGAAGCCTGTATCCCGAGCCTTCAGCGCTTTCGTCGCGGCAGCGGTCGGGAACTTCATTCGTTCCCCTTCGCATTCCTGCCCCACGCCATAGACGGTGTGCAGAATCCCAACGCGCACATCCTGTTCGTGGCGTTCAGCGAGCCGAAGCAACATCAACTTTTCCCGACCGTACATCTGGTCAGGCCACCCGAATTCAATCAAATCTTCGTGAAGCAAAGCCGGGTGCCGTTCATCCATCTGAAGATGCGTCGGATAGACGCAAGCGGAAGAGGCCACGAAACTTGTCGGGACTTCCCACCGCGAGATTGCCGACAGGACGTTGAACGTGATTCGACTGTTGTCAATGTACGGCTGATAGTCGTGCTTGTGGAAGAACCCAACGCCACCCATGTTCGCGGCAAGGTGGATCACCATGTCAGCGTTCGGGATAACGGGTTCCGTTGTGGTCAGGTCTACGACAGATTTGTTTTGGCAGGCGTTCCAGATGCCAACCCTGAACGGGTCGGTTGGTTCGGCATGGTCGATGGCGTGTACCCGGTGGCCTTCTTCCAGCAGGAACTTCGCCATGTTCGATCCGATGAAGCCCCCGGCCCCGGTGATTACTACGTCCACAATGCTTGCCTTTCTAGAAACCGAACACGGTCTGCGGGTTCGGTGCGACTGCCTTTGTTGTACGTCTCGTCAATCGGGGCTTTCCCCCAACACCAATGTTTGTGTTCGACATGAGATTCAAGACATGGGGCGAATGCGCCACGGTGTCGGGCGGTTGCGACAAATTCTGTATCAGTCCAGTTGTGGTTGTAGCCCTCGTGCAGCATCAGCCCCGGTTCGTCAATGACACCGTTTGTGGCGTAGTCACGGGCAACGAGATAGTGCGTGGCGTGGCTACCTGCCAGAACGTCAGGGTTCGCTAGATCGTTTGTGCCAACCACCTTGATCGGGTCAACCATCTTCGCAGTAGCGATTTCAAGCCACCCCGGGTGGAAGTTAAGATCGTCTGCCCCCGCGAACACCAGCGGTTCTGTGGTGCGTTGAACCCCGGTGTTGATTGCGCCTGCATAGTTTCGGCTGCGTTCGTTGTAGATGAAGTTCACGTTGCGGAACGGGTTGGTGGGGATCATCGCCATCGTGTCAGCGTCGTCGGCTTCGACCACGAAATACACGACCACATCATCCGAAGATCGCAAAGCGTTTTCGGCTACGTCCCAAAGTTTGTAAGCCCGTTGAAAAGTCGGGATCAGAACAGCACATTTCATTGGTACACACACTCCCAAAACTGGATGCCTGCATTGTCAACCATTTCCCGCAACCTAGTCGGGTCGTCCCAACCTTCAACGCTGGTGATGCCTACGTTTCGGCTGGTGTGAATCTGACAGCCCGACAGCACCGCTTCCATAACGGCACGGCCTTCGGATTCAAAGTTCAGGGGCAGATGCACGAACCATTCCGCTTGGCTCATCAGCACTAGCACTTCCTCGCGCGGCAAAGTAGAGACCGCCAGCAGGTCGATCCCGAAGTTGTATGCCCATACCTTCGCCTGCTGCAAACCTTTCAACGGATGGTTCCGCGCAGCCCACAAAGCAAACTTTTGTTTCTCCGCGTTTCGCAATTCGGTGGTATCAAAATGACTCAACACCAGTTCGATTGCCTGCGGTTCGACCCATTGAAGTTCCCGTTCCAGATGGGCGGGGGTATGCACAACGAAAGGGTCGGCAGCGCACAGCAGGGCGTAACGCCCCGGGGATTCGGTTTGTTCATGGTGCAGGAATACCATCGGGGATTCGTCAGCCAGACGGATCATGGCATCTTCGCTCAACTGGTCTGTCCCGGTGATCACGATGCGTTCCGCGCCTAGTGCGCGTTCCCATTCGTTCGGTGGGATCAGTTCGATTTCTGCCCACGGTGGCGCACAGTCCCGATAGGTGGCATCGGACATTTCAGCCCCACCGCGATACTTACCGGGAAGCCAGCGACCCCCGCCCGTATCTTCAACGGGCAGATGATGGGTCAGCCAAGCGATCAAGAGATGACCGCCATGATTGGTTCCCAATAGTTCCTAAAAACTGCATCCGCTTCATAGTCACGGGCAAATGCTTCCGCAGCCTCAGAGACGCTCACAGGGGCTTCATAGGCCATGTTCAGGGCTTCGATAATCTCCCGAATGTAGGGCATGTGGAACCACGACTTTTGCGCCCCGTCCCAAAACGGCTGACAATCGACCAGCCAGCCAGAACCGTTCAGTTCCTTTTGCGCGGTCTGGTTGGTGGTGATCACGGGAGTACCGCAAGCCTGCGCTTCCACGACCGGGATGCCGAACCCTTCGCCCATCGAACATGCCAACAGAACATCCGCAGCCGAATACAGGGCGGCAAGCGCCGACTGATCAACCCCGGTGCGCATCACATACTGGTCAGCAAACACGATGCGGTCAGACGGGATGCCTGCGGCTTCCGCTAGATGCTGTAGGTGAACCCCTTGACTGCCAGCAATATCCGAATGCACATACAGCCACGCGTCGGGGTGGGTCTTGGCGAACATGGCGAACGCTAGGAAGTTCTCCCCCCACGCCTTGCGTGGCGGGTTGTTGCCTTTGTTCGCAGCGTTGATCATCACCATGAACGCATCATCGGGGATGCCAGTTAACTGCCTGCCCGTCATGCCGTTATAGGTTGCGGTAGGCATGAAGTCTTTTTCGATCCCGTGCGGGGCGTACAGCGCATCGACTCCCGCGTTGTGAAGCATCTGCTGACCGAACCGGGACATGGCGACCGTGGCGACGTTCGGGCGTTTGCACCACGCCACCACATCGGGTGGGCAAGGCGTGTGGTCAACAGGTACCCACGACAAGATTTGCGGCACCATGTCGAAGGCGCGGGACTTGAAAACCCACACATCGAACAGCGTCATCAGCAGGGGCTTGCGTTCTGGTGCGCGATGCGACCATTCCTGATAGTGCGCAACCGTTACGTCATCGGAGTATTGGCTTGCGCCTTTCGGGTAGATTTCGATGCCGTTCCAGACGGTGTTTGCCCCTTCAAGTCCCCAATTCGCGTGGATGGCTGTTTGGTGGCCTGCTTTGATGAGACGGGGCGTGAGTTGGGCGGCTTGCTGTCCGTACCCGGTTTTCGTCCACGGCGCGTTTGTGTAGAAGAGAATCTGTCTCCCGATTCCGCGCTGGCGGTTTCCATCGGGTGCGCGTAGCCCAACTGGATCAGGCGTTCCGCTTCCGGCGCTGGCAGTTCCACCACCACGCCTTTGATCACGACTTGCATTCATAACCCTTCCTCGCAGGTAAGGCGCAGGAAAAACGCAGGTTGCGGGTGGGCCAGCCCTGCGCGATCTGGCCCACCCGCGACTCAATCAGTAGGTCAGGATGCCCCACCGATGAAGTACTTCACCGCAGCGGTCTGCGGCAGGTCACCGTCGATGCGCACACGCGCACGGAAGGTGATCAGGTCGTTGGCGAAGGCGTAATCGTCTGAACGCTCAAACGAAATGCCACCAGCCATACGGACGTAGTACTCACGGAGATTTCCGAAAAGCACCGACTTCGCAGCGGTTCCGACCGCAGCAACATCCGGGTTCTCGTAGATCGCGTAGCCGAGCAACTGGTCGGGCTGACCCGCCTGAAGCGAAGGCTGGAAGAGGTACTGTCCGTAGGTGTCCTTCAACTTGCGCGTGGCGGCAAGTGCCGAAGTCGCCATCATCCAGCCCGTACCGGGCATACGACGGTAGGCGCTGTTCACGCTGTACGAAAGGTCGATCAGGTTGTCTGCGGTGAATGCACCGACGACACCCGTTCCACCCGTGATACCCGAACCAGCGGCGACCGAGATGCCGTTCGGCATCGTTGAATCGGTACCCGTGGTGAGGGCCGTGTTGACAGCAACACCGATGGCGATACCCGACTGACGAGCGAGGAAGCCGAGCAGGTCAACGCCAGCATCTTCGATCATTTCGCGGGAAACCTGAATCAGGTGACCGTACTTGTAGGCGTTCAGGGTAACGAACGTCTGGAAGGTCGGGTCACTCTCGCTGAAGGCAGAACCTTCTGCGGTGAGCGTCGAAGTGCTGTAAGCGTTCGTGCGCGGGATCTGAAGCGCCTCGCCACCAGCGGTGTTGATCATGGTCGAAGTCTGAAGCATCGGGCCAGCGACAACCATGTGTTCAACGATCTGGTCGTAGAACGAGGTCGGGACGGGCGCGCCCGTGCTGGTCTTGACAACATCGCGCTTCTCGAAGGTCACCGAGCGAAGTTCGCCACGGCAAAGCGAACGCACGAGGTCAGCGTCATTCTGAACCTCGCGGGACTCTTCAACGGTGCGAGCGCCACGGGTGGCCTCTGCGATGTGCAGTTCACGGGCCTCGTCAGCCTGCAACTGCTTGATGGTCTCCGAACGCTTGTTCAGGTCATCGTTGATACGGGCGTACTTCTGCTCTTCTTCAGCAGAAAGATCACGCTTCTCCGCAGCGGCAACGTCAAGAAGGGCTTTCGCCTCTTCCCACGCACGGTTGCGAAGTTCAATCTGTCGGTCAATGTACGACATGGTTTCACTTCCTTTTGTGGTTGGTGTTGGTCATTTGAAAACGACGCGGTTCCGCAATCGTGGGCGCGGCTCACACAACCCGTCAGGAAATGTAGATCAGGGGAAAACTGTTTTCAACTAGAACTGCTTGGACAGCAGATCAAGTTGCTTCAACTTCAGCGCGAGGGTCGCGGCAGCGTCGGGTTCGGGCTGTGCGCGCAGTTTGTTGATCGTCTCTTCCAGCATCGCAGCGTGATCCAACGAAAGCGTCTTGCCGTTCTCCAGAACCGTCAGGGCTTCGGCAAGTTTGTCTGCGTCCAACCCGGTCACCTCGGCAAGCGCGTCAATCGAACGAAGGCTTGCGCTGGTCGCCTTGTATGCGGGGAACCCGGTGACGACGCTGACTTCGTGCAGGCGCACTTCACGCAGTTCGCGGCGCATCCCATCTTCCGACCACGAATCACCGTTGCGGGGAACGCTGAACCCGAACGACATTGAATCAACATCACCGCGCTTCATCAGTTCCGCAAGGTCACGGGCGTAGGAAGTATTGGGCAGATCAGCGTCAGCCAGCAAGCCTTTACCATCCACCGTCAGGCGAAGGGTCTTGGCGCGGGTCGAACCGAGAACCAGCGTGGAATCGTGGTTCAGGTACATTTTGACGTTGTTGCGGGATTTCAGCGTCTTGTCGAAGGCACCGGGCATGATTCGTTCGATGAACGGCAACGGTTCGCTGTCGCTGTTGAACACGGCTGCGTAGCCACGGAACGTCATCCCGTCGCCTTCCTGCCGTATCTCAAAGTCCTGAACGACCAACCTGCGGGTCTCAACTTCGGTCTTTGTTCGCATCATTTCAATTTCCTTCACTCTTTTGCCCACGTTGAATGAACGATCCTGTTCCGCGTCTAGACGGGCAACAACGCCTTCAGCGTACTGCTGTGCCCGTTCCGCTGCGGCTTTACTTGGCCCCGACCCCCAAAGTAGGTGCGCAACGAGACCGGGCGTGATCGGTGTTTCTTCATCGACCGCATCAAGGTCGCCAATGTGTCGGGCGATCCACGGGCCGATCCTGCGCCACTTCGCTTCGCTGACTTCGCCTTGCGCCATCAACCGTGCTTCACGCACAGTCGCAGGTTGCAGACCTTCGCCAGCCTCGCCATCGGCATACAGTTCCAAACCACGACGCGCAGCCGAACGCATGTATTTGGGTGGCGACAAATCAACCTGCCGTGATTCCTCTTCGATCAATTCGGGTTCCTCTTCGGGTTCCTCTTCAGAATGTTCGGCTTCCTGCCAAGCGTTGCAATAAAAGTCGCCACGCACGAAATCATCCCAACGATGACAGTATGCGACGAGACCGCCTTGCTGCTCCTCCGTCATTGTCTCGTCGTAGAAAGCGCAGTTGCCGCAGGCGCGACCAACAGGCACATCTTCGGAAAGGGACGGACGATAGTTGTCGGGAAGTTCACGTTCCCCGCCCGGTTCAATCCCCTCTTCCAAAGAGACCGCGACCATCTGCGCGATGGCATCTGCTTTTGACTGGTGGCATCCGATGGTTTCCCCATCATCTTTGATCGTCGCCCAACCCGAGCAACCAACCACGCCTTGCTTTATGTAGTACGGCATTTACAAAGTCTCCCGAATGAAGCAGACGCTATGACCCGTTTTGCCAGATATGGCATACAGGGCATCAAGCGGGTTGATGACAAGTTGAATGGCGGTGAGTTTCTCTAGGCGATACCCGTTGTTGATCGTTACGTTAGGGCCACCGACGAACACGGCATCGCTGTTGTCCATGTTGTGGAACGTGATTCGGTACGGCATTTGGTGAACCCCGTCGATCATTGTTGGCGTTGTGCCGACTGCAACCTGTCCCGATGTGATCGCCATCAGCCCACCGGGTAAGCGCTAGCAGGGTCGGTCGGGTCAATCATGGCGATTGGCTGCAACTGCGTTGAAGGTACGCCCGTGTGCGTAATGTCTGGCAGGCCCATCGCGTCAAGAACATCAGCAGGAACAAAACCCGATTGGATCAAGCGTTGCGCCATTTCCACTTTCTTGCTTGTTTCAGTCAGGTTCGCGGCAGCAACGTCAACGTTTGCCAGCGGAACGCGGTAGTTGTCGCCACCGTCAACAGGTGCGAAATCTTCAAGCCTGCGCACATCGTTGATGCTCATGTAGCCAGACTGAAGCGCGGTCGAATAAACCTGTGCGCGGGTCTGCGAATCGCCACGCAGCAAGCCATCCATGTTGAACTTCAGGAACACGCCTTGAGGCAGTAGACGCGAATAGGCATCTTCCAGTTTGGTCACATATACGCGAAGCGTATGTGTCACGAAATGGATAGCATTTGCTTCGACCGATGCGTATGACATGGCCCCCGGTGTGGTTACGCCAAGCATTGAAGGTGGGCAACGGAACGCCCGTGCAATCTCTTCGATCGAAAGCCTGCGGGACTCCAACATCTGCGCGGCATCAGGGTCAACCCCGGTCTTTGTGAACTTCGCGCCACCAGCCAACACGCCGGGACGGTGCGACCGACGAAGCCCCTTGTGGTTCTGCTCAAAGGCATCCACCATCTGCTTCGCTTGTTCCTTCGTCAGGTTGCCCGGGAATTCGATGATGCCTGTGGTGGTTGACCCTTGTCCGAAGAAACGGGCAGCGAATTCTTCTAGCGCCTTCGCCAAGCCCAACGATTCCTTGATCAGTTCGATGCGGGACTCACCGCGCAACTGACCGGGCTTGCGCATTTCTGTGATGTGGATGACTTCATCGCTGAACAACGGTCGGTCGTTGTGGGTCATCGTGTAGATGATTCGACCTTCAGCGTTGCGGGAAACGTGAACGTGTTGCGGGTTCAGGACTACGAGACCCGTGATGCCGTTGTCGTCACGGATGACACGGATGAAGGCGTTACCGTCGATCAGCAGGCTGACAAGCACTTCCTGAAAGTGATCGGTTTTGGTAACACCCGAATCAGGAAAGTCCAGCCAGATCGGGCGAGGGCGCACAGGGACACGCTCGCCATTTAACCTGCGGAAGGTATCCACAGGCATCGTGGAAATCGAATCGCTGATAAGACGCACACAGGCGTACACGGTGCCGAGCCGAAGCGAATCATTCTGCGTGATGATCGTGCCAGCGTTAGTGGTCAGCGCATACGAATCACCTGCGCCCCAAAGGGTCTGAAACGAGATAGCGCGTTGTTCAGTTGCGTTCGGCAGTAGTCGTTCCAGCATTCAGTTCACCTTTGCGCCCGGTTGCAATCCCCCAAAGTACCAAAAGAATTCCTGAAACGATGAAACCTAAAGGAAGCCACCACAGGAAGCACCCGACCGCAATCGCAGCCAACCCGACAATCTCAAACAGCAACGGAATCATTTGTATCCCTTCAGACGTTGTAGAACATCGGCACGATTTCTTCAGGCGGGTTCGTGGATGCGCGATCCAACGCCATCACCAGCGCAATCGCAGCGTCGATCTTCCGTCTGCTTTTACCCTTCGACAGTCGCCACCCGTTATCCGTCATACGTTGCGCAGCCGACAAAACCTGATCGGTGAACGTGGGCTGGCCTCGGTGACGCACCTTGCCTGTCACGATCAGTTCGTAAGCCTGACCGCAGGCGGGAACCATACGGGCAGCAGACTGCGGGAATTCCACCATCGGTAGCCCGTCATCGTGCAGGACTTCGGCTGACCTTTGGAAGAACGCCGGGTCAAACGCCACTTCCTTCAACGTGTACTTCATATGCAGTTCGCGCAACAAGTGTTCGACAGCGGCAACGTCCACCGACTGCGAATCAGGCTGGATGATGTGCGGTTCTGTCACAAACAAATCACCGTGCTTTTGTACCGCCACGACCGCAATCGTGTCGTGCTTCAAAGCCATGTCCACACCGATCCACGTTGGTTCGTGCGGGATCAGTTCTTGATCGCCACGGCACAGTTCCCACGCGCCCACGGGTAGCCACGATTCCTGCGAGCGCACCCATTGGCCTAGACGGTAGCGACGGTACGCCATTTCGCTTGTCTGCATCGCAGCAGATTCCATGTCGCCCTTGTCCATCAGCCCTTCAGCCAGATTCGGATTGGCTTTGCGGTGCTGCACCGGGTCGAATATGTCGCAGTCCTCGTCGGCTTCCCATGACCAAAACCCGAACGTAAGATCGTCAATCTCCTCGGCTGCACAGCGTTTGCCGTACTGGTACAGAAGGCCGCACGGAGATTCAAGGTCATACCCGGGTGTGGTGATGCCGACCACCAGCGGTTCCTTACGCGCACCCGAACCCAACGTCAAAGCGTCGTACAAATCTGTCGTGCGCTGAACGTGCAGTTCGTCAAAGATGACCGTGGTCGGGTTGAGTCCCTGCGCAAGTTTCCCGTCAGCGGAAAGCACACGATAAACAGAACCGAACAACGGCACTTCGATCGCGTCCCGATAGACCTTGCATTCCGCAGCCAGCAACGGGTTTGAGACGATCTGTTGCTTCACTTCGCCAAAGACGATCCGCGCCTGCTGGCGGTCACCCGCAGCCGAATACACTTCTGCCCCCGGCTCGCCAGCGAACAAGCCATACAAAGCAATCGCAGAACCCATCAACGACTTGCCGTTCTTACGGGGCAACATGATCAACGCGCGTCGATACCGAAGGCGCTGCGTCACCGCGTCACGCTCATACAGCGAACGCATCAGCCACTTCTGCCAGTCAGTAAAGACCAACGGCTGACCAGCCAGAAAGCCCTTCGTTACAGAACAATACGATTCAGCGAACGAGACCACTTCAGGGCCATCCGAAACGCCCGAACGCATCGGGGTATAGAACTTCGGAGACCAATCAGGATGTGGCAGCGTTGCGTCGTTGCGCGATCTTTTGGTTGAGTTTGACAAACTCTGATTCCTTCACTTCGCTCAGGCCAATCCGCGAACGGTCAACAGGGTTCATCCCCAAATCGCCAAGCGCAGAATAGATTTGCTTTTCCAATTCTCGTAGCGCCTTACGCTCACGCCACGCATCCGGGTCAGACAAAACACGATGCCGTAACTGCTGGCGCTCATCCACCGACTCACAAACCAACAAAACTGTTTCAGCGTCAGTCGTCGGTTTCAGCCACGCATAACAAGACGACCACACCCGTTGCCACAATTCCAAACCAGCCTTGCCCAACGGTCGATGCGGTTCAGGCAACGCAGACGCAGCCATAGGCAAAGCCACAACATCAGCCGAAGCAAGTTTGCGCCCACCCGGATTGCCGATCCGAGCCTTGACCGAATCGGGCTTTCGATTGTGACCACCGCTGCCTTTTGCACCCATAAAAGTTCCTCTTCAATAGTGAATCATAAAACCTTGTTTGCCGCTGACGCGTACAGATGGC